GGATCAGGCGAATACCAATTGCCATCTTTTGCTTGTTTAGCTTCAGGTGGTGCGCCTGCTGGTAGTTTGTTGCCCAATTCAGGAGTTTGGGTGTATTTAGAATATATTTTTTCAACCTCATCCAAAGCAGCAAGCCGTCTTTCAATTGAAACAGTATCATCGCCAACTTTACCAGCCATTTCTCTATATAACTTAGTGTCGGCATCAGATTGCGGGCCTTCCATGCGGGGCATTGACAAAACCAAAGCGCCACCAATTACTTTTAATCTGTCAGCTGGTGCAGCCCCTTGAGGAGTTTTTCCAACAAATCCACCCACAGTATCAATAATTGAACCACCTAAACTTTGAGTAGGTAATGGAGTTTTTATTAATTTGCCTGTTTCATCTACATATTGACCTGTTAAAACCGATTTTGCTCTCTTAATTAACGTAGGTAAATTTTCAAGATTTTTGGCTTTCTTTAAATCTATTTTTTCAGCTTCTAATTTTATTGTCCTTTGTTCTTCAGCTTTTTTTGTTTCTTTTTGCCGAGATTCTTCTTGTAGTTTTCGCGCTTGAGCTCGATTTTCCTCATCAATTTTTGATATTTGATCAGATTTTCTTTTAGCCTCCGCTAAGTCAAATGCCCTTTGATCTTGAGGCGATAAAACGTTTACTGCTGGTTGTGGCACTAATGCCTTAACCAATGCAGGATTGACCGCAGGTTTACCTTGTGCTTGCGGGTCATCATAAATTACTTCACCTGTAAATTTACCCATTATTCCCCCACAAATAAGTCATTGTTTAATTTATAAACATCTTTTCCTGTTGCTTTATCTGTGCCAACTTTTTTAGCGCCTACTGGAACACCTTTAGGTAGCCGCGTAAATACAGGAGCTGTTTTTCCTACGTCAGAAAGTTTTGCTGCCTCAACATCAGTTCCATAAAGTTTTAGTTCAGCCTCTAAACGCTGCGATTCAGTCATTGAGGGCTTTGTTGCGCCTTTTACAAATGAGCTAGGTATGTCAGGCGCATTGGTATTTACCCAACCTGTTATCTCTTGCCCATTTACATCAAACTGGCTTGATTTTTCCCATTTAGGTTGTTTAACGCCTGTGACAATTGGCTTAAACACGCCGTTCACAATTCTGCCTGCGGTATCTTCAGGGCCAAATTTAACAATTGCTTGTTCTGCTTCTCGTTTTCTTATAGCCTCAGCCTGTTGTTGTGCTTGTTGTTGCACTAATGCTTGCGCCAACATTCTGCGACCTTCGTTTGTCTGTGTAAATGTAGCGTCTTTCAACATACTGGCTTTAAGCGCGGGAATTTGCTGGCTAGGCGCTCTTTCTTCAGCTTTAGCCTCTGACATGGTTGGTAGAGTTTTAATCTGTTCCGCATTGGCTAATATTGGATTTCCACCATAAGCGGCTTTTGCTTCAAAAAGAGCTTTGGGCTGACTTAATCTTTCTAATTCTGCTTGTTGTGCAATATTTTCAAGAATAGGTTGAGGTTGCACGGCGGGAGAAGTTACAGCGCCAGGCACAGTCTCAGTTTGACCCATAAGCTCATAAATCTTGGCATAGTCTGCCATTGTGTTAGCTTCAAGTTCTTTTTGCTCGGTGTCGGCTCGTTCTAAACCTTTACCCGCAATGTAGCCTTGCAATAGCTTGGCAAGACCTTGATAATGGCTAACTGGCACGGTTGGCATATCAATGGGCAAAATAGCCTGCTGTTGCATAGCCTCTGCCATTCTGCGGCGGCGGTTTAATGCCGCTTGCTCGGCGGTTAAAGGGCTTAAATTAATATCTGCCATCAAAGTCTCCCATTAACCTGTAAATGTACCTTTTGGCGCACCCAAGGCCGCACCACCTAAGGAATACATACCCGCCGTTTGTGTGTTTGCTTGTGAAACCTCTTGGTTATATTTGTTGGCATCAAATTGACCTTGCGCTTGTGAAGCGGCAAACAATGGTGCGGCATTTACGGTAGCGCCCGAATACGCCCCAAACTGTGGGTTTTGAATCTGTGAGCCTGACATAAGCGCCGTGATCTCATTCAATGGCAGTTGACGCAATTGGATGGCCTCTGCCAACGCTTGCTGTTGAGCTGTATTGCCAAACTTACCCGCCTCAAGCTGCTGACCAAACCCTTGTTGATTTGCGCCAATATCAAGGTTAAGCCCCTGTAACACAGCTTGCGTTCTTGCGTCTGTCTCTTGCTCACCAAGCGATCTGATAGCGTTGTCGTAAGCCTCTGTGCCAGGCCGTAAGCCCTGATTGATCAAGTTGGTTTCTGTGCTAACACGTTGTCTTGCCAATGATGGATTAAGGCGAGACATGATTGCCTCTTGCCCTGTCATTCCTGCATTGACTGGCATCTTGGCAATACCGCTTAAATCAAGCGAGGTTTGCACATTAGGCCCACCAAAGCTAAACGGCTTATCTAGCACACCACTAGCAGTAGTAGCGCCTTGTTGACCAAGGTTTGCAAGTGAAAGCTGAACGCCTTGTTGCGCCTCTAATGTCTTTTGTGCGGTAGGTGTTAGAGTTTGGCGAATGGTAGGAATGTCGCCCTCATAGCTTATCAATTGAGTGCCATAAGGCGTGTATGTATTGGGATTAGACAGCTTTGCCGTAGCTCTTGCGGCTTCTAAATTAGCCGCGCCTTGTTCAACGGCTGCGCCCCTGTAATCAGGTGCTGGTGGTGGTGATGGTGCGTCTTTTCCCATATCTTTCCCCTAAAAATCTACAATCTTCACGTTTTAACGTATACAGAATGATGTCTCCATCAGGGTGGCAATCTTTGATTCTTGCCTCTTCTGTAAAGCCCATGTTTGTCACGATTTTGTTGCTTTTTTTGTTTTCGCTTGCAACAGGCACAATGATTTTTTCAACTTCACAAACTTTAAATGGGTAATCAAATATTACCCATAAAAAATCTTTGGTCATCCGACCGTCAATTGCAATATGGCAAACAATTGATCTGTTGTTGTAGTCTTGATAGATCACGCCTGCCACAATCTTGCCGTCTTTTTTCAGACCAATGCTTTGGCTTCTTTCCTTAAAATAGCCGCCATTGACCCTTTTTGCAACCCAGTATCCAATCTCGTGATCTGTACAAATCACAGTACCCCGCCACCCTCAAACACTAGATCGGTTGCGACCCATTGCAATTGTATGCCTTGCGTGGCAGTTTTGATCAGCGGAGCAAACGTATATCCGATATTTGTTGCCCCTTGCCAATCAGCGCTTGGCACTAACCCAGCACCCCAAATGGCAGAACCCCACAGACCTGAATCCCATAAGCCATAAACGCTTAATGAAAAGTTAAGTTGTGCCGATTCATCAGCAAGGTTGTAGTCTACGTTTACGTTACCAAATACCGCAGGCGTACCATTGGTTTGGAGGTGATAGCGAATCATCTTGCATTGCTTTTGTAAAGCCGTGCCATAGGATTGGAAGCTCTGTAACCCAAATCCCTCAATATTGGAGGTGTCATCGGTATTGCCATTCCAAGCCTTGCCGACATACCCATTGCCGCCAAAGTAAGGATCATCTAAGTGTAGTTCCCAACAATTGGCATACCAACCGGTAAAGTTACACCAGCTTTTTGTAATGTTGTTCATCACATATTGCTGTTGAGCACCTACGCTAATTGGCACATTTAAGATCAATTGATTCTCTTTTGGGTAGTACAGCAATTGCCACCCAAAATTAGCCCCATAGGTTGATATAGCCGAACTCATGGCGTACTGAATCTTGTTGGTAATAGACACCCTCGGGTCAAGCCTAGATGACTGCAAAGAGCCACTCATAGGCACTACGCCGTCTTGAGTAATGACCAATAAATCACCGCCAAACTTGGTATAACAACGCCTGCCAATAGGTGCGCCAATTTTATAAAGCCCAATTTGTGAAATACCTGATGGAGTTGTTGGGTCTGTTAAACGCCAAACAAGCGCCTCTCCATTGCTTGTAATAAACACCAAGTAATCATCCACGCCATAACCAGCGTCTAGCGTCCAAGTCATCCCCGCCATGATGTAGCCACCAAGCTGGAAAATACTGGTCATGTCTAACGCAACCGCCGCGCCGCCGATGGAATTAACAGGCAAGTACCAAACTTTTAAAGTGTTATTTGTTGTAAGCCAAATGCGGTTTTTAAACAGCGTAATGTTTGAGACCGTTGCCGTGTCAATGTTTGTGATGTCATAAGGCGAACCATCGCCATCGGTATGCCAGTTTGTGCCGTCAAAAGTGCGGAGCTTGTCTGCGCCGTTGACAGCCATCAAATAAGACGCTGCCGGTGTAGTGATGTTTACATATTGAAATTTTGAGTTAGTAAGACCACTTACAGCCGCCGCACCCACCGCACCGGTGTTAGTGGCATCGTAAATCTTGCCATCAGATACAGCAAACAATTTGTTTGACGTTCCCGAGCTGTAGGCCATCAACGTCTGCACTTCAGCGGGTAAGCCTGTGGCGTGTTTGGTGTAGCCGTTTCTCAGGATAACCGAGTTAGTGCCAGGCCAAAAGTTTTGCAACGTCACCGCGTCCAAGGCATCCATTGCCCCCAAAGCATCTCTAGCATTCCACCCGCCAATAGGCGCGGCAACCGTCACCGTTTGGGCGGCTTGCTGGCGCGGTATCTTGGCAAATGAATTTAGCATTAGTCTTTGTTTCTGCGTGATATAGCTCGGGATTTACTCTTGGCATCTTCCTTAGAACTAGCCCCCCAAGCCTTGAGTGACAACGCTAATCGGGTTGGCTCGCCGTTCTTTTCCATCGGGCCAGGCATATTGCCCATCCTTGCTAGGAATGATGCTCGGCGTGGGTTGTCTCCTGATTTGACAGGCGGCTTTAAATCCATGCCCTCTGCCTTTGCCGAGGCTCTACCCTTGGCGTTTAGACCGCCCTCGGGATTCTTGCCCTCTTTGCGTTGCCAAGCCGCTGTCATTTCTTCTTCTCAGGCTTTGCAGTCTTGGCAGCTTGTTTAAAGTCTTTGGCTGATGGTGCGCCCTCTGTGCCTGGCTTTCTCATCTTCTCGCCCGACCCTGCGGCAATTCTTGCCCTCTTGTCTTGAATATTTTTGTAAAGTCCATCTAATTTCATGTCATCTCCTTAAACACTAGGCCAATTGCCATCTTGCACACTCCAAGGCCCGACCAATTGATTCATACCAACAGGTGCAAGAGACATGGCAGAAACTGGTACATCCTGCGCTTTGCAGTATGAAAGTGACCGCATAAACTCGCCCAACTCAATTGCGTAGTCGAGCTTTTTGGCTTTCAAGAAATAAAACTTTAAACCTGCCAACATCAGATCATCAGGGAATATTGAGGTGTCTGTGTCCGCTGTGTAAGCCGCTTTTGAGCCTTGATCTGAGCCTGTAGCGCATACCCAATAGTTCGACACATACTCAAAAGAAAAGTTATAAACCGTTGTCAGAGCTTGGAAAATGCGGAATTTGTTGTTGTATATACGATAGCGCTCGCGTGGGCCAATCGAGATAATGCCGCCCTGCAAGAACTGCCAATCCTGTGATGATTTAGTGCCAAGGTTGCGCCAATGGTCTGTCCTATCCCAATTGGTGTCGGAAATCATGCGGTCATAGCCATCAGGCAAGTCATAGTCCTGCTTGGCAAACGTCATTGATACTGAGGCGGTGGAAGTTGTTACAGGCGCATTTAGCGTGACCTGCGTGGAGCTGTCAATCGTCAAAATCTCAGCATACGGTGTTTGCCCTGTGCCTGTAATCACGTTGCCCACCTGTAAAGCCGCCGTGCTTGGGATTGCCGTAATTACTCTTGAACCTGACGTAATAGTGCCGGTGGTGCTCACAGCAACTTGAGTCTGCCAAATATAGGCTTGCACCAAGCGCTGCCATTCGTAATCCCTAACCAAATCCTTACCCAAGCGATTAGCCAAGGCAAGAATTTGGATGGTTTGGTTATTAGATGAGCCGATTACCGCCGCTGGCTGAGTCAAGCCCAACTCTGCGGACATTTGGTCAACCAGTTGCAGTAATGTGTAGCTCATATCACTCCTCTACGGTTTCTTTTTTAGGTCGTCCGGCTCTTTTATTAATCATCGCACGGAGTTCAGCTAATTCAGCCTCTTGAGCTTCCATTTTTTTATCCATCTCAGCGCGGATTTTGTCCATCATCTGCGAGTCTTGCGCCGCCATGATGAAAGCCCGAGCCTTAGATCGCAGGTCGTTAAAGCCCATGATCTTGTCGCCAGCCACATCGGGCAGGTTAGCAAACTGATCAATGGTAAAAATGTTTAGCGACTTAAACTCAGCTTTTTGTGTGTCAGAAACCGCCATCCAAGCGTCAATAGGTGTGCCAGCTACTTTTTGTTCTTTCTTTTGCTCAAACCTTGCCCACTCAATTGGGTGATCTTCCATGTCTTGCTCACGCATGGGGCGGTCAACAACCAAGGTCGAGTCGCCTGGCACTAACTTCTTGATAAAGATGCGCTCCTCAAAGATTGGGCGCTTTTCCGCATCTGATTTAAAGTTGTTTCGCACCTGCACCGCATGGAAAAACACCGCCATCTTGCCACGGTTATCTTCCATGAAGCTCTCATTTGTCCAACCCGCTACTTCGTTTTTCATGCTAATTCCTTGAGTTTGAAAGCAGTTTCCTGCATTAGACCATCGCCATAAAACACCACTTCTGCGTCCTGCGTCTCTATGAATTTTTCCATTTCAATCGCCGCTTGGAGCATCTGCTGTGTCGTTTGGAAAGTTCTCAAACCAACATTGACCATGATTTTAACTTGATCTTTGCCAGTATGAGCACCTGCGTGGCGGTTATTTGTAAATGAACAATCCATGCCGTGAATGTCAAACCGGCGAAACCCTAAAGCCGCCGAAACATTCATTGCCCTCATGCCCACACTTGAACCGCCCCCAATCAGGCTTCCCATTCCCTCGGGGTGGTGCTGGGCAACCCATGCCACCGTCTCAAAATCATCCCCATTCACCAAATGCCATACCTTAACATTTTTCCCTTTGAGAGTTTCCCAAAAGTTTGGATGGCAGACCGAGGCCATCAGGTACTTGGTTTCTTTCTGCGGCTTTCTTAACATCTCAGCCTTATGCGGTCTTGGGTCGCAGTCCACATGAAAATCAGGAATAACGCCCCTCTCCACCAAGTAGTCATGCGCCCCCGAGACCGTCATGATTGGGTGCTTGAGCTGCCGCCAAGTGTCTGCAAGGCTTGGGCCGTAACACGCAATGGTCATGCGCCTGTCGTTGAATTTGCCCTTTTTCTTTAGCAAGGGCAAGTGAATCGCTTTTGCCATCTGCTCATGGCGCTCAACGTTACTCAAGACCCCTTTAAGCATTCCACCCTCATGTCTCTAAATGGGAAATGGTATCTAGGCTCACAAAACGTAATATTCTGCATACCTACGGTTTCCAACATATCCCGCAAAGGATTTTGAAACCAACCCCACCGATGGCACATTGACTCGGCTTTGTACTTAGGGTCACCCCATAGGGCATAGGTCGTCATAAAAGGCTGTAAAGGCTGTTTGTTGACCACACAATTGTGAATGTAGGCAAACACCTTATCCATGCAGGGAAGCTCTAGGATCATCTTGCCGCCAGGCTTTAGCACCCTCTTCCACTCACTCAGTAGGTCGTAAACCTCCCACTCGTAAAAGTGCTCTAAAACGTGGATTGCCGCTACCGCATCGGCTGAGTCGGTTGCCAACTCAAGTTTCCTTAGATCGCATTGGATGTCGGAAATATCAGAATGCAGGTCTACGTTTATCCAACCGTCCCATTTCTTTTTTCCGCATCCAAGGTTGTAAGCCGTCTCGTAGCGGTCTTCCACTTGTCGATCAGTATTTGAGGCGAGAATTCTGCCATCACGAACTTCTGCGCCTTGGATATAAGTTCGTTCATGTTCTGCTGTTTTGTCCATTCGATGCCCTCTTTGATGTTGCCGATGTAAATGGGAAAACCCTCTAAGGCTGGATGCGGCTCTGCAACCACAAAACACCCTTGGCGAATTGCCTCAATTGCCCTGTTTGCGCTCTTGTAAGGAGCTGTGGCAGGGATCACCACTATATCGGCTTGGGCAAATTCTTCCAACATGGTTTCTTTAGACCAAGGGATTGCCCCATCAAAATTAGACACCACCCGCAAGGGATAACCCTCAAGATCAGGCAGTATGCGTTTAAGGCTCTCACGGTTGACATGATGCCCATACCATAGCAAATTGACCCCATTGCAATGCGGTGGCATCTCGGGGTACTCATAAGGGTCAGGGATGACAGTAGCATCCCGCCCTAGCTCTTTAATTCTTTTAGCCATCTCGGTAGTTGGGCAGGTCACCGCGTCCGCAAGGCGTAGTGCCTCTTGGTAGTGCATCCAATCAAAATGGTCATCACAAAAGTCCACCACCACCCAAGCGCCTCGGGCTTTAGCCCTTGCCATCACCATTAGCTCATTGGCTTGCGGTTTGGCAAATATCAGCGTGTCAGCGGTTAGATCGTTTTGGCTTGCCCAATCCCCCGCAGGTATCTTGGCTCGGTAGCGCCAGCTCGCTGCCGTTTTGTTGCCAAAATGGATGAATGATGTTTTGTCGTTCAGCTCAAACTTACCGTCAATAATGCCGCCGAGCTCCATCATGTTTTGTCCGCGCTTGTTGATGATGGCTTGGATCAGTCCATGCCCATGCCCATTAAATACGGCATCAGGCAAATAATCGTAATAGGTTTGGAAGTGCTCGGCTTGCAACGCCATTGCTGTATTGCAATAAAAGGTCTCGCCTTGTGGGTCAATCTTGACCTCAATCAGCTTGTCCCCATACTTTAGCCCCTCGCCATTAACTCTCAGCAGCTCGCCGTCATTGCATGAGTCAAAGCCAAACAGCTCAAACTGACGGTAGCCAAGGACGTAGAACAAAGATATAGCCCTTAACCCCGAGGTTGTACCCCCACCTATTAGCATGGAGTTTTTAGGGCGATCTTGCCCCTTTTTAACGTATGGATGCCATAGCGTGACCTGATACCCATCTAGGTTGTCAAACATTGCTGGATGGCATTGGCTTGCAATCATGTAATGCACAGTTGGCTGCGGTTTGTAAAACGCTATCCTGTGCTCTTGTGGGTCGATGGCTAATGCGTAGTCAGGCATTACGCCGTTATCAATTAACCAATCGTGTGCGCCCTTAATCGCCACAATGGGCGACCCTGCCGCTTTCATCTTTTTAATAAGCTCTAGCTGACCCTTAACACTTGGGGCGCTTGCCACCAACAGGATCGCACCGGTCTTTATCGGTTGCGCTTCTTTTACCTGTGGGTAACCTCTAGCAATTGCCGCATCCATATTGGCAAACAATGTCTCATCTTCTGCGACACATTTACCAGTAATTTTTAAAGGCAAAGAACTCATTAAAAAGACACCCCACCTTTTGAGTGGGGCATCGTTTCTGATTAGCCTGCGCCAACCATGATCAAGCCTGCATTGTTGACCATACAGAATGGTGCTGATGCAGAAGTAGCCGATGTGTTAGCCACGATACCTTGGATAAAGCCAGCAGACACGGTTGTGTCGTCCAACGCGCCAGGGGTAGCCGTGGTGTACAAAGGAACTTTAGGTTGGCAAGCAACCAGCAAGTTAACCTGCAACATACCGTTCAAGCCAACCCAGCCGTAATAGCTAGAGGCGATAGCGGTTTGTGCAAAGCCAACCATGTTGAAACCTAAAGCCGCAGCGTTTGTAGTGGTCACAGGCACGGCTCGCATAACAGGAGTGGGACTCGCTGAGTTTGCGTAAGTGCTCATGATCACCGCATCAAATGCGGCAATAGTGGATTCGGCGCGCACAAACATATACACGCCGTTGTTGGAAGTGCTCACCCGAGTACCAGGGGTAACAGGGAACAATGTTGTAGAGCCTGCACTTGTTGACGCATAAGTAGCCGTCAAGTCAATGCCGATTTTGCCGTCTGTGACGTAATCTGCCATGATATTTGCTCCTTATTCAGTCATCACGCCTTGGAACTGGAGTCCCGAGGCAGTCATATTGCCAGCCCAGCCGATCAAGCGCACGATGGCATCTTGGTTGGTGGACATACGCTCATCACCAATCGGAACAAAGTTACGATTTGCATGAGGACGGAAGAAAATGTACTTCGTGTTAAGGAAATAACCAGTAGATGTCGGAATATTACCGCCGATACCACCGTCAAGAACTACGTCTGCATTCATGTACTTGGAAGCAACAAAGCCTAATTCGGCCATTTTGCTTGAGCCAGGGAAACGCTGAATGTTTTGCAGAGACGACATAAAGAAGCCCCACAAGTTGTTATCCAACAAAATCAAATCGACTACATCAGAGCCGCGACTTGTCTTTGCATACAGGCGGTTAAAACCGGTCTGAATGTTTGAGCTAGATGCAGAAGCACCCAAGTCAGAAGAGAAGTCAAAAGTCTGATTGCGCCAAAATGACCATGTAGAACGGTCAATACCACCGACCACACCAGTTGCAGGCGATGCGACCACCATAGCTTGCAAACCTGTGATTTGCTTACCGTTGTTGGCTGTACCGTCTGAGTAGATACCAGTAGAGATCAAGTTCTCAATCGATGCCTCGGCAACGTCCAAACGTGCGTCAAACAAATCAATGATCTGCTCTTCGCCGCTGTTTTGGAGCATCTCCAAGCCATTGATGGTGACCGCAACAGCGGCCTGCTTGATAGGGAACTGAGCCGCAGAGATAACGTCCGCAGGGCTGATGTCTAAGACTTCTGCGCCTGAGTAGTACATCGCGGTACTGTTTGCTTGGAATGACAATTCTTGCAGAATGGTCGAACCACCTGTGAACGGCTTGTAACGGCCTTTCTCACGCAGGCGAGTCAACAACGCATTGTTTTTGGTCACGTTATCAGCAACGATGCCGGAACGTGACTCAATGGTGGTTGCTAAAACGTCTGAGTAATTACTATTGGCGTATGCCATGATTTACTCCTTTTTAATTCACCTGCCGCAGCGCATTGGCAATGACGGCTCGGCGATCCATTTGATTGACTGCACCTGAGATGGCAGCGCCTGGCGCTCCCCTAACCTGTACAGCCGCTTGTTTTGCTTTCTGAACCTGATTCTGCGCGGCATAGCTTTGTTGCTGTTGAGCATATAAACTTTGTGCCAACTGTGGATCAAGTCTTACGGCGGTGTCATATGCAATCTGCAATTTCTCGCGTTCCGACATATGACTGATGTCCCCTAGTACCTGCGGCGCTTGGAGAAGCGACAACATACGGTCTTGGACTGCCTCAAAGTGTGCGTTTGCGGGGTCGCCTGCAAACTGCTGGATTACCGAGAGTGCTCGGTTTTCATTCGATTTCTGCGCTTCATACTGCGACTGCGTGATGTGTGCCGTCAATTGCTGTACTTGTTGCGCTAATTGATTGTAGTGCGAATCCTGCTGTTGTGGTGGTGCTTCACCGCCAAAGTAAGCCGCCACTTGCTCCAAAGGGATTTGGAACTGCTGAATCATTTGCGCTACCGCTTGCGACTTCTGTTGCGGTGTGCCTGTTCTAAGCAATGCCGCCGTCTGTAGCAATGGCCCAATCGCTTGAGCTGGCGTGGTGTTTTCGTTTCGCAGAATCCACTCATAGGGCGCAAACTGTTCTGTTACCGCCCGAGCCTCGGCATCCCTTTGCTTGTATGTGGTAATGCCCTTTTCGTAGTCGGCATCCCGCTGTGCAAAGGCTTGCTGTAATTCGGCTGGCGCTTTCTCCCAATGTTCTTTTAGCTCAAGACGCAGGCTTTTGGGCATCTCTGCCCTACTAGCCATCTGAGGCGCTTGGGTTTCTGAGGTTGGGAACTTGGGTGCAAACTTACCGCCCTCGCGGGGCTGGCTTGCGGCGTGTTTGCCACGGTTTGTCGGTGTCTTGGTTAATGCCTCGCGGATCGTATCGGCTCGGCTTTGCGGCTCTGATGACGCTTGGGGCGCTTCTACCGCTTGGGTTTCGGGTGCTGGTGTTTCTGCTGTGTCGGGTGCGACAACTTCGTTTTCCATCACTTCATCCTTTTCATTTGTTCCAAAGTCATTTTGATCATCTCCTTGCGCTCGGGCATGGGACGGTTGTGTAGGCGGTTAGCCATCTCTACGTTGAGATTAGACATCTTAACAGGGGCAATCGGTGCGCCTGGTCGATCAAACTCTTGCACCGTAGCCAACTGCCCACGCAATCGGTCTCGGTGAACTTCTTTTTTCTTGTTCCACTCAGCTTGAGCATACTTAACGTCAGAATGCCCCATCTCAATAGAATCGGTGCGCTTAAGGTGGTCACGCCATTGTTTGCGTCCCTCAATCATTACGCCATCAGGTGACATGAATGGGGCAATATCGCCCATGACCGTAGTGTATTCAGCAGAGTGACCCGCCGTCTTTTCGTATGGCTCGCTGCCGTCTGATGGGAAAACCCAAGTTCTTCTCACATTAGCTCCAAGATCATTGCGACATCTTCTTCATCACGCTTTAGCTTAACACGCACTTCTAGGTCTTTGACCCTTTGCATTAACAAATCATAATCAATTTGTTTTTTCACCGCAACCTCTATTGTTTGTGCTGGCGCGGAGGTGATCTCTTCCCTTACCTTGGGTGGTAGACCAAACAGCGCCTCTTGTAGCTTGAGCTTGCGCTGTGCTTCTAGCTTTCGGTCTTTAGCCCATTGCTCATCGCGCTTTTTCTCGTCAAAGCCAAAGTGACCGCCTAAAGGGATTTCAACAGGTACAGGCGTTGTTACGCTTGGAATGCTTGCAAAAGGTGTTTGGGCAAAAGCTGATATGCCAAACACTTACGCCCCCCATTTTGCGGCGTTATCTACCCAAGTCGGGGCGGTAGTGGCATTGGATTGCAAGACCTGTCCCGCAGTCCCCACTTGACCATTGAATGCTACCGATCCATTTGTGTTAATGGTTACTGCGTCAGTCGTGCTAACAGCGCCATTAATGATGAAACTGATCTTTTGATTGTCCCAGCTACCCAAAACCAATGGGCCACCAAAGGATTCGACAAAACTTGCCAACGGTACAGAAAACCCATTATTGGGAAATCCCGCAGCCGTGTAACTGTAATTTGCGTTATTTATTCCAAGCTCGCCATAAGCCGTATGACCGCCGTCATTAACTGCGTAGCTTGCATAACTTGTATTGCTTGCGCTTGTGTTTTGCAGGCTTGTGTAAAGATATAACGCCTCACTTGCCGTAAACCCTGCTATCACGCCCGAATCGGTGTGAACGGTTGCATCCCCAACATTTAAAGAGCCAACATTAGTCGTTCCTGTTGTGTAGGGTATCAAAACACGGTTATTGGCATCCTGATTAACCGATTTTTCAGCAGGATAACTAACAAACACATCCTTTGTACCCGCCGCAAGATCAAGCGTTGAGCCTGTGGATGAGGAGATTATGGTTGTCCTAGCTAGTGTTCCAGCGTAGTACGTCCCAATCCCAACCTCCCATTGCGTGCCGCCTGCAATTGTGTAGTAGGTCGTATTGTTGTTGCCAATTGCCGCAAAGGTTTGAAACCCCTCTACCGTGCCGTCTAGCGTGATCGTCCCTGTGCCGGTGGCGGTGGTGGTCTGTCTTACCCGATCAGCTAAGACAAGGCTCATGCTATCTCCACGCCTATCACTAAGCCATCAGCGCCCCTTACCACTCGTTTCGGTGCGTTAAGCCTTTGCATGGCATCGCCAATGTTTTGCATGGTCTGACCGTGCATATTTGCCATTTGGTCGTGCATTTCCACCATCCTGTTAACGGCCTCTGCAATCGGCGCACCAAGCTCATTGGTTATTTGTGCAGACGCTGCTTCAATGACCGGTAGGTCAACGCCAGGGTTGCTACCAATCCTTGCCACCATGATCTTAGTCGCGGCATCAAGTTCTGCTTTCCATCGCTCATATTCTTCCTTTCCAGCCATTTCTCGGGCTTTCATTTGCATTTCGTTATTCTGCTTGGCAACCTCAAACTCGGCTTTCATTTGCTGTAACTGCATATCAGCCTGCACTTTGGCTTGGTGCATCTGCATCTCAAGCTGTGCCTTGCCCTGCTCAATTTGAGCCTGCGCTTGCATTTTCATCTGCTCAGTTTGCGCTTGTGCTTGCATCCGCATCTGCTCTGCCTGTTGTTCGGCTTGCATTTGCATCATCTCGGGCGGTGGGCCTGCTGGTTGTTGTTTAGCTTGATCCGCTTTGTCTTGCAAGGCTTTCATTGCCCTTTCAACCGCGCTTTCCAACCCGCGACCAGCTCTAAATCGGCGTACCAAGAATAACAACATCTCGGAAGCCATAGGCAAGGTCTCGGGCGCTTGGGCAATCATTGGGATCGCTTCACGCAAGAATAAACCAATAGCTTGGATTGCCTCTTGTGCGCCTTGCTTCTCTGCCTGCTCGTCAATCTGCGCCAAGCTATCAGCCTCAACCGCAATATGGAAGTCGCGTATGGTGCTGTCTGACAACATCTGCAACGCCGCTTGCAACCTTTGCGGGTCTTGACCATCGGGCGTGTTCATCACACCCGACATTTCAACAATCAGCTCGGGCGGGTAAAACTTACAGATAACTTGCGCTTTGAGCTTAAAGATGTCTGTGGCAAACCGAGCCACATCGCCTTGGGAACTCTTTAACCTCAAGCTGCCAAAGTTGGCCTTGAGCTGTTGAGCACCAAGGGTTTCTTGGGCTTTTGACGATCCACGCAAGATGTCCGATATGCCCATGATCTCGTAGATCGACTGCTTAACCTGCTCCCTAGCGGCGTACAGCTCACGCAAGGTCACAATGATCTGCGAGGTGTCCATCATGTCGATAGCGCCTTTTAAGCCGCCTTTCTCACTCATTGCCGCCCAACCGGTCACAGGGAATAGCTTGTTATCCACGCCCTCGCTAAACATCCGCGCCAACTCTTTAAATTCCGCATTGAACACGCCAACCGCTTTACAGGCTTTGGTCAGCAGGTAAATGCGTTGGGTTAAGTTGTCTAGCTCTTGCGCTTGATCCTCATATTCGCAGAAGTCAGGTACAGGGATCATCGTGCCGGTGGTGGTGGTTGCCATCAACGGCTTGGGGCATGGGAAGAACTCATCAAGCTCTAGCGGGTCATCCCTCTCATCTAGCGCCTGTGGATAACCTTTGGCAATCCAACAAACCTTGCCTGTGCGCTTGTTCCAAATCTCATAGACCATCGCCTTTTTGTCGTAGGTCATCTTGGCGGTCATGGGATTCTTACCATCCATGTCGGTGTTTGAGCTTGTCAGTCCGACATTCTTAAATACGTCACCAAAGCGCTCTACGCCCTCATCTTTGGTCATGTAGACCGCCCGAGCTACCCACCAAACCTCATCCCATGTGCGAGCTGGTGAATGCAAGAAGTCTGACCAATAGACGTAATCAATAGGGCTGTGAGCTGCGTCAATGCGCTCGGTTGGGTCTTCTACCGTGTTGTAAACCTGAGATTCTTCGGTTTCGTCTAATACGCCGTCATCATTGGGTCGGTCATTAACGATTACAGGCTCATAGCGAATCCAAGCAGTACCGCGACCAGGCAACAATCTATCCTGCACCGCGCCACTCATTGCCGCATCAAAGTCGCCGAATTGGGTGGTCTCGTACTCCATGACACGCTCAAGCATTGTGGAGGCCAAGCGACCCACAGGGTCTTGATCCATATAGCGGCGTGAAACCTCGGGCTTGGCTTGGCGACCATAAAGGGCAGGGAAGAGGACTTGGATGTTTGACCAAAGGATATTGAACTTCATCCTTGGCATCTCTATCGCATCTCGTTCATCCCGATACCGCTTGACAACCTTTAAGCCGCGCTTTTCCCACTTATCAAATATCTTGATGGCGGTCTCAATCTGATCGTGCCAATAAGGGCCAGCATCCTCGCCCTCATATGCGCCGTTTTCATCGTACATGATCAGTTACCGCTGGCAAAAAAGAATGTCACATCTAACGTCCCGCCCTCGGTTGCATATAGGCTTGTGCCGACATTGGCGGGGAATCGGTGAAACCCAATGGCAGGGGTAATCGTCCCCGACATGACCGTGCCGCTTGCGCCGCCGTCTTTAAGCACTAAAGTTCCTGAGCTAGTGCTGTTAACGTAAAACCCAAGCAATTGGCATGGGCCTGTGGTGACTGCGCCTGTTTCGGTGATGTTTTTATATCCACCGACTTCTGCTACTGGCTGGCTCATATTCGCTCCTCTTTATGTTGCATCTCATAATCCCACAGCTCATCAAGTGTGATGGTTTGCAGGGTCTTGCCCTTGGGCGGTGTCTGATCTTTTGCTTCTTGTCTATAAGCTACTGCAAGCATTCTAAACGCATCTGCGGGGTGTGAGCACCAATCATGGCGCGGAGTTTGACGAAAAGTTTTCTTATCTTCATCATATTCCCGCTGATATTGCCTTAACGCTTCCAGCCCCTCATCGCATCGGTAATCAAAATAACAGATGGGCAAGACCATTCGCACCGCTTGGATGCCGTCTTGCACCCCAATCTCAGGCACTATGGCTAACTTGCTGATGCCACCAAGATGCGCCGCCAACTGCTCAATGATTGACTTGCCGCCCGAGGCCAGCGTCTTTGCCCTTGCGTCATGCGGTAGGTAATGCTTGGTGTATCGGTAGCCCTTGGCGTTAACTACGTCTGCCAATTGCTCTATGCTTGCCCCGCTGACCGCATAGTAGTCCATTACCCTGATTTCGCCCCTGACTACCTGATACCACCAAATAGCGGTGTCGTCCCGATAGCCTAAGTCCCATGCGGTGTAAACAGGCGACTCAGGCTCAAAGGGTAGCTCTCTAATCCTGCCCTCATCTTGAGCTTGGCGCATCTCCTGACCGTAAAACGCCCCAAGGATTGCCGCATCAAAGCTGCACTCATACTCTTGGTCGTACTGGTCTTGGCTTAACTGAGACCGAGCCGCTTCTAATTCTGAGTCGGGCAGTATCTTAGACACGGATGCAGGTAGCCTTAACAGAAACCAATCCGATACAAGCTGACTGACCTTGTAAATGTCGTGGAATTGGTTTTTGCCCTTTGGCGTACCACCGAACACCGCCCAGCCCATAGTGCTAGACAAAGTTGGTCTTACTACATTACCCCAAACGCTTGGCTTAAAGTCACCGTATTCATCAAGATACACACCGTTAAAGCCCATACCCCGCATTGCATCTGCATTGTCTGAGCCAAACAACATGATCTTTGCGCCGTTCACCAGCTCCACCATCAGGTCGGATTCATTGGTGGCTTTGGTTACTGGCGCAGCGTAAAACTTGAGGTAATCCCATGCGACCCGCTTGGCTTGGCTACGAAATGGGGCAATGTAAGCATATTGGGCTGACCTGTTGCCCTCGGTGATGGCTCGCTTGATCAGGTCGTTGATTGCCGCTACGGTCTTTCCAGCTCTACGGTGTGCGACTAAACAAGACCAGCGCTCCTTGCGCTCATGGAATGGCATAAATGCCGCCCTTGGGGAATAGGGCAGGATTACTTCACGCCGCCCCATGTCACCACCATTTCTACCGGCCCATCGTCTTTGCCGGTGATTTCTGTCCTTGCCAACTTGGGTACATGGTATTCAACTACCGATTGGAATAGCTCAAACGCTTTAGCAGGGTTGGGTTTAATGTCATGCTCAGGAACGCCCTTAGCGACCTCATCTAGCCACTCTGCCAATCTGTGTGCGTTACCATCAACAAACAAAGCAATGGCCTCCCTTGCCTGTTGTGTGGTCTTGTTAGGCACTCCCGCAGCTCTCCCCCCTGCTTTCTTTCTACTAGTGACTACTTTAGTTGTTGACATAGTTATTTAGCATTATTTTACTCTGTGGGGACAGGGTATCTTAACTCTTGCGGTGATGCAAATGGGCTTTGACCTGCGCCTATACGTTGTTGGGCGTAGTCTTGTGCTTTTCTGTATATCTCAGGCGTTGGCTCTATTCCCATTCTTAACAGGTCAATTTCTTGTTTAGTAAGGGTCGGCACTAACAATGGATGTGACACCAGCTTGCCGTCTTGCTCAAAAGCGCTTGAGTATTCGGTCATTGCGCCGCCTTGATTCATTGGGACTTCGCCAAAATATCCTTTGCCCTTAACTGTGCCTTTGGACATATCTTGCCCTTGTTCCAAATACCGTGCTCCGCTAAGACCAGGCTCACGGCTTAACGCTTGGGCTAACAAGGTGTAATCGGGCTTTACTTGGTATTTATCCATCGACCAGCTCCCTCATCTTTATCAAGCCATTCATCATACGGCTCTTGGTGTTAAACCATTGCTTGCTAAAGTCGCAGTTTTGGTAGTAATCAAACTCGGGTATGCCCAGCGTGTAGTGGGCAATCTTGGCGTTCTTGTTTTCTTGCTCGCCAACTAGCACGTTCCATTCTTTCGGTAGCTCACCGATAAGTGAATCAGGTAGCCAACCGAATCGGTGAAGCTCTGCGCCTGTGTGGTCATCTACAAATTCAGGCGTCAAAACCCTGTTTCTTAAGTGATCGCAATTCCAAAGTATTAAACTTGACCAGTTCTTTCGGGGATAGTCCCGATTCGCCGCTTCCATCGGTGTGCCGATATATTTCCTTGGGTGCTTGGTCTGATATTCATGCTTGACCACTTGCACCGCCTTGGTTGGGTCAAATAACTTGCTCAAGTTGTCTATGTTGGCAAGCATCAGCATATCGCTGGCATCCAAGAATATTGCCTTGCCTTGGAACTTTGTAAAGTATGGGACTAAAAACCGCTGATAGGTAAATGCGTTTGTACCGTCCCGCTGTGTACCATATAGCGGTGTTATGGCTACTGGCTCACTGGTGCGCTCAATCAGGCTTTGGCAAAACACATGGTAGCCAATAGCCTCTCTTGGGTCATAGCCAGCAAAGATCCTGATCATTTGAATGACAATAAATAAATTGTGCTATCAATCAACGCCGCTATTTCGTCCACAATATTTTGTAATTGACTGTCATCAGGCAATGCCTTACGGTTTTTGTAAACGTAGTCTTTAATGCTTGTCAGATACTTAACAGGGTCTTTGGCATTATGGAAGTTCTCAGGAAAATCCTTGATCTTTTCGTAACAGCCCGAATAAGCCTCTGCATAACTGTCAGCTAGTTCAACAATGGCTGGGTAGTATTTCCCCAAAGCCTTATGGACGGCGTATGAATCGGTACTCAGGTGCATAAAATGCGTCACCGTTGAGCTGTGAAACAACGTGGAAATAAAGTCGGCAACGTCTTTTTTCATATTTACCCTAAAAAAAGCAGGGGTCAATGCCCCTGCGAATGAGACAACTGCACATCTATTGTAAACGCAGGAATGGGTACGTCAACAGGCCAATTGCCATCATTAAAAAGTTTTGCAACTGTGGCTATGTGGGCATGATGCCACTTTTCTTGCCGTTCCTCTTTGCTTAACTCTTTGCCCTGATCAATTTCGTAATGGCATTTCAGGCATAAAGCCGCCACTAAATTATCGTCAGCTTTGACCCCCCGACCCTTACCGCCACCCCAATTAGTGTGAGCTGCCTGCACCATATTGCCCGACCCGCAGGCTTGGCAATCAAGTCCCGCCACCAGCTTTAGAAGTTTTTTGCTTCTGACGTACTGGTGTTTTTGAAACAATTATTGTCTCCAATGTGGTAAATCTGTGTTTGTTGGCGCATTCCAAGCGCCGCCTGCGTGTGTTTCCTGTTGAAGTTCTCGTTTCTTTTACGATAGTCCAAGTCCCGCATTCGGGACATTTCATTGGTGCGCCTTGTCCTGCATTCGGTTGGTGGCTTCGCGGGTACGCCAAATTTCAATGTCAAGCCTTGCCGCCTCGATCTCCCATTTGAGGGTTTCTTCTTTTTCTATTGCCGCAGCCAATCCCCTTAACAGCTTGGCATAAACAGGGTCTGCATAGGCTTCCCTTTCTTGTGCGTTTGCCGCCTCAAAGCCCATTTCTAAGGCATCTTTCATCAGTAAGGCTTTTTGGCTTTTGCGGAATTCCTCAAGGTAAACCCTTTGGGCTTTGGCTTCGCCGTAGGCTGGGGCTTTGTCTCTGATGGCTTGCGCCGCTTCTTCAGGTTTCATTTAATCTCCACAAAAACATGAAATTGCTTCTTCGTTTGAATCAAACATATCAGTTTGTTCCGCTGCATATTTATGCATTTGGGCGTAGCTTGGGCGGTCAATGGCAAAAAATCTTCCATCGCCGTGGCATCTTGTAGCAGCTTGTTCTTCTTGTTTTATCCACCAAAGCGCCCTTTCAGGCTTTTCTTGAATTAAGCTCAAAATTTGAGATTTAGGCTTCAACATACATAAATCACAATTTCCATGCATGGTTTTGCCATTCATATTTGGTAAACCAAGATCAAAAGTTTGATTTGCCCAAAAGTCACCTACTTCTTTAGATGAAACATTGTCAGGCACAAGCGGCATAAAAACCGTTTCATGTTTGTTTTCAGGATGTGGATTGGCGCGAAATTTAGCCACTCGCCTTGGTTCATCGGCCCTTATGCCAATAAAAGAATCCCAATCTTCCCAACCAAGTGACTTTAAATGACGGTGCATTGTTCTTGTTTTCATTTGGCTTGAACAATATCTAGCCCTGCCATTTGGCAAAGTAGGCTCAAACCATTTAATTACCGCTTCAAAAGGTTCGCCATTTCTGCTGGCGGTTTGGTAATTAACAACTTTTGGAATTTTTAAATCATTCACAACAGCAAACTCTAGCCACGTAATTTCAACATTCCAATGCATTGAACAATCATTCACAAATTTCAAAGTAGATTCTTCTTCTTTACCTGTATTACAAAATATCACTTTTGCCTCGCTAGGTAGTTGCCCCCCCCCAGCTTCTAATACTTTATATAACATATAAGCACTTGTGCGCCCACCGCTAAAGCTAATGCACGTTGGCCCAGTTATTTTGTAAGAATTCACTTTAATACTCTAATCATGCGTAAAGCCGCGTCAGGGCTATCAACCCGCGCCAATGTACCCCCGCCCCAATTTTCAAAAAAATCCCGCTGTAGGACTGTTAAACGCTTCCTAGCGTCTGTTTTAATCTCCACCAAGAATGTGTGACCCTTGTAGCCAACTAAAAGATCAACTGGCAAGCCGATGATCCACACATAAGCGCCAGCAGCTCGCAATGCAACCACTATTTGATCTTGGTTTGCGTCAACTCGCGCCGCGTATCTCATTCATTCTTCTCCGCAAATCGTTGGCTGCCGTTGTTCCACGCCGCTTCTCTATATCTGAGTAAACCTGCCACCACCATGCCGATGCTTTGATTTTCCCAAGGTCTCTCGCTTTCTTGCGGTATCTCTGTACCCATTCCCTCGCTTCCGTCTGCCTCAAGGTCTCCAGTAAGTGCAAGCGCTCTTGTGGTGTCAGCG